CCCCCGCGTTCAACGTCCCCAAGATCATTTTTAAACACCCCCCACCCGCATCACACAGAGTGAAGGTCACTGCCTGTCAACCTCGGTCGTTCCATCCACCAGGTTGGTTACGTGCAGTCTCTCGCGAGTGGTGTGCCTTGGTCATAGCCCGTAGGTTCGACCAGTCATGACCACGTGGACCAAGCGGCCCTAGCCCATCGATGTGGTCTACCTCAGTAGCAACAGGCTTCAGTGGCATGGGCAACGAGGCGCAATCATCGCACTCACAGTACGGATGCGCTACCAGGAACCTAGACCGTGTGCGCTGCCATGTGGCCCCGTAGCCCTTGCGCTGAGATGTACGCCGCTTAGCACCAGCCTTGGCCCTGCACTCAGTACACCTACCAGCGGGGTACACAAGTGCAGGGCAACCAGGGGTAGAGCAGACACTACGGGGTGGCATAACCCTTGGCCTTAGACCAGGCTACGAATGCCGCGTAAAGGGCCTTGTCAGCAGCGTCAGAAGGGACCGGAGTAGGCGTAGGAGAGGGGGTCGGCGCAGGATCTACCGGCGACGGTACAGGCGCGTATACGGGCACCGTGATATCGCCCTCCTGCGCAAGCAGCCAAGCCATATCAGCGCCATGGACATACGCGAATCCGTCGACACCCCACGAGGTGCCCCAAGAATTCTGGATCTCATAGACGTCATCGGCAGTGTCATACCCGCTGATCACCAACTCATGACCACCAGCCTCACCGCTCGACTTGTCCACCTTGACAAAACCGTCAGAGTCCGTGGTGAACATGGAGTTCAGCCACACGGTCCCCCAGAGAACGGGGCCAGACTGAAGCGCAGACTGTAGGGCAGCGATCGTGAAACCGTGCGTGTAGCCACTGAGCAGACCCAGGGCCTTACCCGTGGACGCAGCAGCAAGGCCATCCGAACCAGTGTCGGTGGGCGGGTAGTTGCCCGCATAGCCGTCAAGTCGGGTGTTCAGCGAATACGCCTTAACCGCGAAAGACTCGTCCAGCGGGTACGTGCCAGCCTTGAAAACGCCCTTAGGGTCAGCCTTCACGGTAACGCTGGTAGGCGCCGTACGGCCCGCAGAATCCGTTCCCAGGACACCCGCAAGCGCGTTGCCCGTGCACGACCCTAGGTTGCCCTGGTCGAGGATCGGCGTACGCCTGCGCCACGAAACCGACTGGATAGCCTCACGGGGAAGCTCCGGATGCGCAAAGGCCCTCGAACGCTCGTCATGCCGGACATGCCGACCAAGACGAGAATCAGAGGGGTTGACGTAACGGCGGATATGCAACGCTGCTCCTACGAAAGTTCGTACGTGGTCCAGCGCTAAAACCGGCCACCCGTCAGAAAGTGGACCGAGAGCCAAGCCATGCCCGCAAGCAGCGTGAAACGACGGAGACGGACCCAACCGGAAGGTTTCCCAGTGGACCCGCTCTGTGTGGCGAACCAGCGCCATACGTGCTCGCTGAGCGTGTCGCCCTCAGTCTTGTTGAACAGTGCCTTGCCCTCGATAAGAGCAAAGGCGCCCAGCCACGCAAGCCAGGCAATCGTGTATCCGCTCATGTGCGGGTAACAGGGTTCGAACCTGTGACTTCCTGGTCCCAAACCAGGCGCCCTACCAACTGGGCCATACCCACCCGCGCAGGGACCGGAGATCATCCGGCCGAGGGTAGCCCGTTTACCCCTGCGCTCCGTCCGCTGAGAGGGATTCGAACCCCCATGCCCAATGGGCGCTGCGTTCTAAGCGCAGAGTGTCTACCGTTCCACCACCAGCGGGAGACGACGTCAGCCTTACCGGTTCTGTGGCATTGCCCACTCGGGGGCTTTAGCGCTGACGCCGAAGTTTTAGGGCTACTCGCCTCCCTCTGAACCTGGGGACTAGCCAGGCAGTCAGGGACGGTTTCACCCAAGGGGCATATCGTTGGGCCAGTCACGGCCCTATTGTCTGCGCCTACGCGCCCCGTACCGGATTCGAACCGGTGGCCATCCGCTCGACAGGCGGACGCTCTAACCACTGAGCTAACGGAGCATCCCCGATCGCTACGACCCTGGGAGAGAGGCAGGGGAGCAATCGGGTACAGGAGTCGGGCCCTCAGTCCGCCATGGCGTTACGCACTAGATGCGCGGGATACGTCCGGCTCCTACTTACTATCTAGCGGTTCGAACGCACTTTGTTAGGCAGGCTAACGGCCCGAGTGTAGAAGTGCAGTTTCGGGGTGCCGTTCCGGTTTCCCTTAGGGACTCCTTAGGGATATGTGATTTAGGGGTCAAAACTACACTTCTACATTGGTCTAGCATTTTCGCAGGTCAGATGGGGTACAGCTGATGGTGTGTTAGGTGGATGAGTGTAGAAGAGTCGGCGCACCTGTCCGCTGAAACGCCAAAGGGCGGCCCGAGCCGTAGCCCGTGACCGCCCTGTAACCATCTAGTGTGACGTGCGTCACTGCTTCTGTAGGTACCGCACCGCTCGCACTGCCCGCTTCAGCCCCTCAAGGCCACCCAGCATCCTGACGTGCTCCTCGCAGTGAAAGCAGATGCCGTAACCCTGGATGGCGCCACCACACACAGCGCAGGTGTCCTTGCGCATCCCAGCGCGATAAGCAGTCATGTGGGCCCTGCGCTCTTCTAGGGTCTCCTCCGACCGGTGATCGCGCGCCCATGCTGCCCGGCACTCCCTGCACGCGCTGTGTCGCTGCCCGGCTGCCTTGTTCCGGAACGGGAACTCAGCGAGAGGCTTGACCTCACCGCAGGTGGTACATGTCTTGGTTTTCACCCTGTTGCCTCCATGTCGCCGATCAGCTCTGCCAACTCCTGATCATCGCCACCAATGGCCCATGAGATCTCCAGACGATCAGTGTCCCGGGCAGGGCGTGAGCCAACCTTCCGGGGGTGCAGCACCACGTGTAGCCCGACATCCCCGAGGAGCTTGGTCCTGCCTGCCTTGTCTGAAGCCTCCCACGCGTCCCCCAGGGTCCTGCCAGTGGGCACGAGCACCTCTCGTACGTCAGGGTCGTGTGCGGCCCGCAGAGAGGCGTATACGGCTTCCAGCTCCTCGGCGTGCTTTTCGAGCTGCGTCAGCATGAGGGGTCCAGCGCTGGCCATCTTGGACACGAGACGCTCAGCTTTCTCCTGCGCCTCGATCATCTGCGCTGACAAGTCGTTGCCACCCTCAAGGCGCACGGTGTGTTCGCTGAAGCCTCCCCAGCGCTTCAAAAATTCAGCCTCTACGTACTCGTCTAGGTGGCTGGCCGTGATGACCACGCAGCCAATCTTGCAGCGATAGCGCAGGACACCATCACGGCGCCTACCGCCGTTCAGACGATTCATGCACTTGTAGCAGGTGCCCATGCCGTTGGTCACCAGGGGAGTAGCTTGCCGGGGTGCACGCTCCTCGCCAATGGCCAGCGCGTTCATTCGCTCACGGATTTTGAGAGCCTCAGCGGCAGTGATGAGCGGCTCGACGAACTGAATGGGCACAATGCCGTCAGCGTCAAGAATGAGCTTTCCCTTGGTCGAGAAATGCCCGCGAAGAATGCCGTTCAGGAGCATGCGGCGCCACTGACGCTCACCAATCCCCAGCATGCGGGACGTGCCGGTAACGGTGCCATCCACAAGCAGGCTGTCTACCGCCTTGCGTACGTTCTCAATTTCGGGAGAGTGCTGGACCAGGTAGGCAGCGCCGTCACGCCGCTCGATTGCGTAGCCGTACGGAGCTGCTCCGCTGACCCATCGGCCCTGGGTGCGTCGGGTGGCCTGCCCGTCGAGAATGCGACCCTTGATCATGTCGCGTTCCCACTCGGCCATCGCTGCCAGCACGGTTGCGACCATGCGCCCGGTTGGGGTCGTCGTGTTCACCACGTTGTCTGTCGTCGCTATGCGTACCGAGTTGGGTTCGGCCCATGCGACCAGGCGGAGGAACTCACTCACGCTGCGCGCGTATCGGTCCATCTTCCAAGCGATGATCACGTCAGGCTTGTCACGCATTAGCTCGCGCATGCCCTTGCGCTCTTCCAGGGGCTTTGCGCCGGACACGCCTGCATCGGAGTACTCGGTTACCTCAGCGTCGGCATAGCCGTTGGTGGCCAGCCACGTAAGGGCGGCAGCGCGCTGGGTCTCGATGGATGCTGATTCGGCGGTCTCACGGCTGAGTCGGAGGTATATCGCGACTCGGGTCCTGCCTGCGGCGTCTCGGGTAGTCGTCATGGTTCCCAAGGGTAGTCGTC